GGTGGTTCGGTTCTACAGTCACCTGTTCGACTTTCTTTGGAGCATCGGGCTTGTTAACCCCGATGGTTGTAGTCCAAAAGACGTAATTCCTAGCAATTGTTAGGAGTCTTTCTAGACACTCTTCAGGAAGGGCAGAGATTTTCTCGCCCCAGGACTCTGGTTTAACCTCTATCAGTGGAGGCATTCCAGTAACCTTTTCCGGAAGAGACAACATGTCGACTACCATCTTCCCACTTGCATGGGTTGACAGTAGACAATCCAAAGACGGGCCGAGGTATTTATCCTCGTACCCTCTCTCTCGGGCAATCCTAACAAGTTCTAAGAACTGTTCAGGTTTGTCCCGTACCGATTCCATTAGATGTACAGGGAGACCTGTCACCTCTATATGGTTTCGGAAGAGACGCTTAGCAAACTCGGCTGAGCCTTGTTCGCTTCGCGTGCACTTAGAGAGTGAGATGGAAACTCCGAGTGCACGGATTGTATCCGTGTACAACTTGTACACCTCCGGAGAGGAGTCAAGTGTATCGTCCCCAAGTATCAAATACTGATGTTTGATCCCTACTTTGTAGGCACACCATTGCTTGACAGCATGGTGAGTTGCGGTCGACACCGGCCATGAGCTTAATACGCCCATGGGGTTACCACAGGAATAAGTTACTCCACCCATAGGGTGGGAGAAAACTCTTCCTGAGATAATTTGTTCCCATAACCTACTTACATGGCTACCATATGCAGCCTCTAACAGTGCGGTCTCAAGTTTCCTTGGGAACCTATCTGTGAAAGCTGTCATATCTGAACTGTATAAGGAGGTTCCTAAACCTTTAACAAGTTTAGGTATCTCATTTTGTCTATAGGTCACATCACTTGGTAGTCTCTTCAAGAAGGACATCATACTTTTATGTATGGCGTTCAACGAGAAGTTTGACCACCAATCTGCGATAGCGATAACACGTGTTTTACACGCTTTATCACTTAACAGAACGAGTTTTGACGTTTTATAGTCGCCCTCGTGTGATTTGTACGAGTCTATATCCATGTATGGAGAGGTAATACTCAACATACTACGGATAGCTGACAGCAATTCTGGTTCTTTCCGCAAAGCGGTTAAGTCCTTTATTGCTGTAATAGAAGCTGGTCCATTAGGGCCTGCCCTATTACTCGATACAAATTGTGATTGGCCTAGCTTTGGTATATACTTAAGCATTGGCCATGTCCGAATATAGTTGGAGATTTCTTCCACCAACTCCTCGTTGGCGGTTGAAGGATCCTCTATAGTATCAACTAGGTATTCTGGTTTCATTCGAAAAGATTCGATGATCCTTAACACCGACATTGTATACCGGATGCTATATACATCTTCTATCACCGGCTTTAGGAATTTAAACTTCCTAGGGAAGCCATCCTTATCTGCTTTGCAGAATGGGATAGGCTCAACAACTTGCCCTAAGGCATATTGTTGGGTGACCAATCGAACGGCTTTAAGCTTTTCCATTGTTCGCTTCAGCCCATGATTTTTTATCATGTGCTCCACGATAGATGTAAACTTATCAACGTTTCGGTCGGGATGCATATTATGCAGCACATTGACCATAGGTAGTAATCGCTTTATAGCGATAATCCACCTTTTGTCAAAGTTGTGTAACATGCGTATATCGATTTATTATTGATGTACTGCTCTCGCTGAGAGTAATCCCAGGTGCCAGCACGTAGGGTACAGGAT